TTTGTTTAAAGATTCTAGCAGGAATGCTAAAATTCATAAGTGGGTCCCATTTCATAACAGTTAAACTATACATGTTTTCATCTCTAGGAACAACAACAACTCTCATAGGTCTATGCACTTCAACAAAACTTTTACTCTCTTCAACAATGTTTCCTATTAGAGTATCACCATTTGTTAATTTTAATACTTTACAAAGCATTATTCTTCCTTTAAATTTAAAGTGTAAATTTTATATTCAAATTTTTCATCATTATAAATTTTCATTCGTTCAATGAAATGTTCTAACGTAAAATTCTTTCTACTCTTATATGTCATGTCATCCGATATATCATACAGAGTAGCTTCTTTTTTGTTATCACCTAAACGTAATCCACGCCCGATAGATTGTAATGTTCTAATCTTACTCTTGCTCGGTGAAGCAAAAATAACATTGTGTAGATTACGAATGTTAATACCAGTAGAGAATGTTCCATATGATGCTACAATGATTGCATTCTCTTCTTCTTCAGTAATTCTACGAACTTCTTCTCTTTCATCTACTCCAACAGCACCATGAATAAAGAATACGGGTCGATTATCTTCTACTGCGTCCTTAAGCATATTATACAGTATTCTGCCGTGCTTGTCAACAAACTGGTACAGTAGAAGAGTGTTACCTTCTAAACTCATAGTTAAATTTCTAATGAATCTATTACGTGACGGCTTGCCTACAATATAATTTATTTCATCTTGATATTTAAAATTCTTACCTAACTTACAAGATTCTTCATTGTGTTTAAGAACCAATGCTTTAATTCTAAACTTAGCCAATCGTCCAGAGTCAATTAACTCTTTTGTCGTTGTAATTTGTTTGACTTTACCAAACAAACCTTCTAATACTAATTTATGTGTCTGTGTGCCATCTAGCGTACCTGTCAGACCAAATCTATATTTGCATTCTGTTAGTTTTGTCAGAATTGATATTAGCGACTTTGCTTTAAACAAGTGCGCTTCATCTCCGATAACTAATTGAAATTCTTCGAACCATTCTTTTGGCATCTTGTAAATTGACTGCCATGTAGATATAACGATTGGGCAGTCAGTTTGTTTACTTGCACCAGACATAATTTGATGAATATATTTATCACTCTCAAACCCATAGTCTTCAAAGTCTTTGTATAACTGTGCAACAAGTGAGATAGTAGGAACAATGATGAGGGTCTTACAATTTAAATATCTCGCAATGAGATATATGATAAGCGATTTACCAGATGCTGTGGGTGATACTAGCAAGTTTCTTCTACTGCGTACTGCATGAATAAATGCTTGAATCTGATAGTCTCTAACTTCAAATGGTATACCTAGTGTATCAATAAAGTCTGTTGCTTCTGATGTAGAGAATTCATCATATGTTTCTACTGATTCATCAAATTCAATTGTGTAGTCACGTTCTTTAGCAAACTTCTCTAAGTATGGAATCAAGCCATAATAGATTTGTCTGTTCTGAGAATTGAATAGGCGTATCTTTCCATCCCACATTTTGTTTTTAAATGCGGGCATGAATTTGTAGCCTGGAACGTAGAATGTGAAGTATTCATTCAACTCCATTGCATCGGAGTTCTCACACTTGATGTGTGCGTAGACTTCATCTACTTTTGAGATATAGAGTTTATTGTACACCTTGCGTAAACTTCTTCCATTCTATAGCATTCTTAATCTGAAAGTTGCGTTGGTTGACGTTCTTAAGTACTTCTTCCAGAAACGCTAACTTTTCTTTTTGATTGATTATGCGAACATTATTCTGTATAATATCTTTATCGGAGTCAAGGTACATATCAACTTCATTCTTCATCAATCGTTTAACAAAAGGCTGCCAATTGAGTTCGTCAAGTTCTTCTTGTGAAAGTTTTCCATTGTAATACTCATACTTCTTCAAAGATAAATCTTTGCTTTGAAACTCAAGTGCTTTGAGTTTGCGTCTTTCGTCAAAATAAATTTTGAGATATTTGCTGTGCAGTTCTGGTATCTTTAAAGATGCGATACCTAACTCTGTGGAGTCAACTGTAGCATCTAATCTCCACTCTTCCATCATTTGGTCTAACGTCATAATAATCCTTCAAGTCAATATTGCTAGTTATCATAATAACATATTCTTGGGCAAATGTCAAATTTTTACCGCTTCATAATATCCATAATTAAATGTTGCTGAAGCAGTAATAAATTCTTGTCCACTATCTGAGGATGTGAAATTCATTTCTCCCAATTCAGTAGGATACACATCAATAAAATTAAATTGAAAATTTGGATTATTAGAATTTGTTTTTACAAATAATGTTGCATCTGATAGTGGGTTCGATGTTGACCCTGCTGGTCCTGTCAACGTGCCTATTTTATTATAACCTTTAGGATTACCCAACTGAACAATCCAATTGTATAATTCATACCACGATTGCATGTCTTCATCTACCATGAATGTTAATGACAATGTTCCAAATGTAATTTGATTTCCTGGAACACTAACAGCAGAGAACGGTGTATTGATTGACGTAGACGCAAGTGTGAGTCCAGGCAAATTAACGCTCTGAACTAAAAATGTAAAGTTAGGAATTCTTTTAAGAACAAAATCAAATTTGTTATTAGAAAGAAAACTTTTATTGAATGGTTCTATAGGTAACGTTGACATATTATCTCCTCTTGTCTTCTATTTATGCAGACAAAAAAAGAGGACCCTAAGGTCCTCTTTTAAATACCGATGTATTCTCGGTTTAATCAATTACATCAAGTTAGTAATTGCGATTCTGCGGTAGTAAATGTTCTTGTTAGCGAACGAGATTGTACCGTCAGCGGCAGATGTTGCGAATGGGTTTGCGACCATACCGTAACGTGTCTTGAAGCCGATCTTTGGTTGGAATGTGTCTTGACCAACTGCACGAACCATTTGCAATGGAACGTATGGGCAGTAGAACAAGCCAGCGTCAAAAGCGGAAGTGCCTTTGTAACCAACTGTTGCATAGTGTGTACCAGATGTTGCGGCAAAGTATGGATCGATATAAACTTTGAAACGACCATTCAATACACCAACGAATGTGTTACCTGTATCGTCAACTTGTAAGTTGTTAGATGCAAGTGCTGGAGTGTAATCTAATACACCAGCCATTTGTAACGCAGATGCTACGTCAGAAGAGCATAGCAATACGTTACCTTTACCACGGCGAGTTGCTTTAGCAATCGCATTAGCTTCACGTTCTAATTGGAACATCAAACCTTTGAACTTCTCAACAGACCAACGGCCGTTAGAGTCAACGTCAAGGTTGAAAGTACCAGCAGTTGTAACGTTCTCTTGTGCGCCAACTGTAGCAGACAAGTTAATTGTACGAACAACTTCACGGTTGATTTCAGCTAAGATTTCTGTAGAAAGAATGTTAGCCAATTCTTGTTCAGCGTCCAAACCATGAACTGCTTTCAAGTCTTGTGCAAGTTCCATTGTGTATTCTGCTTTCAAAGCACGGCTACGTGCAGTAACAGCAATCTTTTCGATAGAGAATGCCATCTCTTGGAAACCTTGACCAGAACCATCACCCAATGCTTCAGCTTGTGCTGTAGTCAAACCAGTACCACGTGTGTACTCTGTACCAGCAGACAAGTCAGCAGGTGAAGAACCTGTTTGTGATTGTGCTGTAGATGGGAATGCTGTGTTAGCTTCGTCAAACAAGGCTTCTGTACCACCTTGTGTTTTGTAACGGCTACGCATTGCAAAGATCAAGCCTGTTGGGCCTGTCATTGGCTGAACACCGCAAATGTCATAAGCGATCAAGTTAGGTGCGGCACGGCGAACCAAGCTGATTAAAACTGGATCATAAATGTCGATTGCGCCATCGGATGCTGTAGATGAAGATGCGCCCATATTGTTAGCAGGTGCCGCTTCAGAAAGTAACGATGTTTGGTTACGATAACCACCAGAACCTTGTGCGTCTTGGCGGCAAGCAATTTCTTGGTTCTCAAGAAGTTGTGCTGTTACGGAACGCTTGTGGCTGCCTTGAATTCCTGGTAAGTCAGAATGGTCAAGAACTGGTGCCCATTTTTTAATAAGATTTTCTACGCTCATGTTTTTCTCCTTTGAGTATTGTTTAATTTATTTATAAAAACTTATTTCTTGAGTGTTCTAGAAATATTTTGTACATAGTGGCTCATCACAGGTGAGAATGATTCTTCGATATTAGAAACATCATCGTCCATTGGCGCCGCTTTTTTGACAGTATCTTGTGTAGATTCTTCAAAATATTTCTTCTTAGTTAACGATAATTTTTCTTTGTAGTCTTCTTCAGAAACGAATTCAATGCCTTCTGCTAAAGATTTTAATTTTGCAGATTGAACTTCGCTAAGACCTTCAGAAACTTCGCTAACGATTTTTTCTTTTTTGTAACCACTAAGTTGTGCATTTAAATTTGCATTTTCAGTAACTACTTTATCCAATTCTGATTCAAGTGTTTCGACTTGTTCAGCAAATTGCTCAACCACGTCAACTTTTTCCTCTGGAATGTCAACATAATGTTCCGTAAACAAATTCTTTAGACCAATCATAAAGTCTTCAGCTAATTCAGCTTTAATACCTTTTTCGATTGCAAGTTTGTTTTCTTCCATCCACTCAGTAACTACGTACTCTAAGTACTCATCAACTTTAGTAACTAAATTTTCATTGATAGAAGTAACTTCTGTTTCTAATTTTTCTGCATACTCTTCTTCTAATGCAGTTTTTGCTTCTTCTACTTTAGCGTAAATAGCCGCTTCAAAAATAGTTTTAGCATTGTTTTTGAATTCTTCGGAAAGAGATTCGCCAGAGAAAATAGCATCAATATCTTCTTTCATTTTTGCTTGTTTTTTCTCTTTCATCATCTTTTCTTCTTTTTCATCATCAGGTTTTGTTTCATCAGATTCTTCATCATCAGCTTTCATTTCTTTAGCTTTTTTCTTTTCGATGGCGGCTTTTAAAGCAGGTGGAAGTTCTCCTTCCAACAATTCATCATCCTTGTTGTTAATATCAGTCATAGTAGGTCTCCTTTATACGATATTTAAAATTTATTCGGTGTACTTGTATTTATAAAAAATTACAGTTTGGAGATGAAGTCTTTGAAAACTTTTATCATGTTTTCTTCTAAATCTTTCTTAGAAGATTTTTGAATGACTTGTTTTTGTGTAGAAACGTCAGCTTCTCTGATGACGCCATTGTCCCAAACCCATTCTTTATTTTCCATGATACCACGCACATATGCATCTGGTGCTGAAGGATCGGCTACAATATCTGCACATGTTGCTAGATAAAAATCTGGTCCTACGACTTTAACTCCATCTTTACCATCAACAAGACTTCCCATGCCTCTTGTAGATACGCCTAATGTTGCGCCTTCAGACATTAAATTCTTCACAATATTTCCATATGGTGTATCCATAATTTTTGCTTTGCCAATAAAGTTATTACCATCTTGACGGAGACTCTTAGTAATGTGTGACACACGTTCTAAGTTAATTGTAGGTCCATCTGGATGCCCTAACTCACCATAAGCACGATTCTTCATTACATGTTCTGTAACATATCTATCAGTTTCTTTTTGTAAGACATGTAACGGATACATTCTACCATTTCTATTTTGCTGTTCTGCTTGCATGAACACGCCTTCAATGTAAAAACTTTTTCCGCCAGCTTCATTAGCTTCAGAAATAATATTTACTTGTTCGTTAATTTCGGTGATTAATTTCATTTGGTCCTCATGCGTGATGTTGAGTTACAGGCTGGTGATGTTGAGTTACAGGCTGGTGATGTTGAGTTACAGGCTTAGTCGCAGGGCGTACAGGCTTAGTCGCAGGGCGATGTTCAATACCTGTAGAAAATCTTTTTAGATTTGATTTTTTTCTTTTTCTTAAAATCAAAGCAAGTTTTGGTTTACGTTTTCTAGCCGCTTTACGCTGTGCAAGCCTACGATGCATTTTTTCTAGTGAAGTCATTCTCACAAGTTTACCATTAATAATTTTATATCCAGGTGTTGCAGAAACAATTTTTCTACGTTGAGCTACACCATTACGAATTCTATTAACTTTAATAAATCTCGCTTCGTCTAACTGTTCATTAGACATAGATATAAAATCTTTAAACTTCAGCATATTAACTACCGGTCACACCATCATCAGTAGTTTCTCTGCTTGAATATCCAGCAGTTTTCTTACCTTCAAGAATAAGTGTATATGCGGCATTTGCTGTGAAACCAGAAGTGCTTAATAGAATGTCGCCATTAGCGCCAGCGCCAGCATTGTTTGTGAGTGGACATGTACCAGAAGTTGTTAAGTCCCAAAAACCAGAACCAGTCAACGTGACGATTGTAGTGTTAGATGTTCCTCTCCAAAGCAATGTAACTCTTGGAGAAATTGTTGCGCTTGTTCCAGATGCAACAGACCATGCAATTTTATTAATGCTTAGTCTTTGAGTAGAACCACCATCAGATGCAATTAAAGAATTTGCAGAAACTTTAACAACGTTTGTTTCGCCTGTGCCATCAGACACATTAGTTAATTTAACTGCCCATTGCGTTGCGCTATCTTTTAGCGTCTGTGATGTTACGGTATCTGCCATTTTATTCTTCCGCTATAGTTTTTGCAAATGTTAAAAGTGCTTCAACATTTTCTTCTAACTGATTCAAAAAGATTTCTTGATTGTTTTCGTCTAGCCGATTGTAAAGATTAAACAATAACTCAACATTAACATCTTCTTTCATTTTTGCTTTAATTGTAGAATATGCTTTTTGTGCGGCTTCTGGTTTGTTTTTAACCATCGCTGTTGCTACTGCATATGGTCCGCCCTTAGACATGTCACCAACTTTTTTCTTGGCAAACTCTTTACCAATTGTGTGTGCCATTTTAGTTTGTTGCATTGATAATTCGGCTTCAGCAATAGCTTCTTCTTTTAAATGTCCTGCTCTTTGAGCCGCTTTTAATACTGCCGATCTGTCTGCAAAATCGTGTTTATAAGTACCATTTTGTAAATGTGGTTTATATTTGTCGTGGTGTTCAGGTTTGATATGTTTTAAAACTTGGTGTGCCTGAGGATGCAACTCTTCACCGAAAGGTTGTTTATTATCAAGTCTATCAGCTTTACGTTTACCTTGTGCAAGTTTAACGTCTTTTGGTCCCATTTCTTCTGGACCAACGTGTTCTAAATCACCAGGGTCTTTAGTCTGTGCAAGATATGAGACAGCGGCCATTTTATTTGCGCTGGCAGTATTGTATTTTGCTCTTTCGACTTCATCCAATTGAATGAAAGATTTAAAGGTCTTCATCTACATTTCCTTCTGAACTTGATTGAAACTCTGTTTCTAAATCGTTTGATTGTTGTTCTTCATCATCTTTAAAAATAGAACCCGCTAATTCTAGTTTTCTTGCCGTTAAATGATTTTGAATTTTATCATTTAATGCATCTAAAATGTCACTCTTAAATTCTGATGGTTTAGCATCAAATGCATTTTGAACTGCGGACTGAATATTTTCCATAGTATACTCCTATTAGGTTTCTTTATTATTTATAAAATTTTAAAATTCAGGTCAACGCACTATTGCGTATTCCGTGTCACTAATACTTATAAATTCGTATGTAGTATGATCTTCGCCTAAGTTACTTAGTGAAAATCTAGGCGTTTTATATTCGCCATTTAGCGTAATATTTTGGTGTAGACTGATTGATTCATTAAATATGCTGTTATAATTCAATGAAAGAACGTTAAATTTTACACGCAATCGAAAACTATGATTTGGATATGGACATTCTAAAGTAACATCCCCATCATTAAGTCTGGTAACTTTAAAATTGAATCCATCGGAAACTGTATTTCCGGCTGGTATCGATAATACTATATTGTTTGACGTATCCGACAAAAATATTTTTTTGCTATCATTAATGGTGACAGAAGTATTTGAAGTTAAATTGTTTATCGTGTAGTCTTTTGAACTTAGTAACGATGCAGAATTCGCTTGTGATAGCGCAGTATTTGCAGTATTCCATGCGGAATTTGCTTGATTGTATGCTGAATTTGCTCCTGTCCAAGCAAAATTGACTATAGTATTAACTGCATATCCAGTAAGGCTTGGTATAACAAGGGTATTTGCATAATTAAAAGCGGATTGTGCTAATGTAGTTGAACTATTAGCTTTATCATATGCGGCTTGTGATGTAGTTGTAGCAGTATTGGCTTGAAGATAACTAGCATTAGCATGACTAAAAACTAGATTTGTTTGACTTGATAGAGAATCTACTCTCTGCGTCAATGTTGATATTGATGTGTTAGCTAATATAAATGCATCATTAGCTAAAGTATAAGCAGTATTCGCTTTAGCATATGCACTATTTGCTGTCGTTCTTGCAAGAGTATCTAAACTTCCCGTTACATTGTTTGCGGCATTATATGCGGCATTGGCTTGTGCGAACGCAGAATTTGCAGTCGCCCAAGCGGCTACTAAAGATGCACTATCGGCAGCCGTTTGTAATTGTACATCCCACGCATAGCCGTTCCACTTCCAAGTCTTTGTGCCGACTGTGTAAGTTTGATTTAGCGAGGGTGATGATGGAAAATTAAGTGCCATGAATTTATATTATTTTTTTAAGTAAATTCTATTAAATTAAATGTTCCCCACAAATCTAATTTTGTGGAATTATCAACTCGTTTTGCCATAAGAGTTAATAATGTTCCGGGAGAGGAAGTTCCTGTTCCATTCAATGATGTATTAACGCTATCGCCACCTTGTGTACGAC